GATGCTCGGCAAGTCCGGCATCGGCAAGACCACCCGGCTCAAAGACCTCGATCCGGCAACCACGCTGTTCATCGACATCGAGGCCGGTGACTTGGCGGTGGCCGACTGGCCGGGCGACACCATCCGTCCGGCTTCGTGGCCGGAGAGCCGCGACTTCTTCGTGTTCCTCGCGGGCCCGGACAAGTCGCTGCCACCGGAGTCGGCGTTTTCGCAGGCGCACTACGACCACGTCATCGAGAAGTTTGGCGATCCGACTCAGCTCGAGCGCTATCAGACCTTCTTTCTCGATTCGATCACGCAGCTGTCCCGCCAGTGCTTCGCGTGGTGCAAGACGCAGCCGGGTGCCGTCAGCGACCGCTCCGGCAAGCCCGACCTGCGCGCGGCCTATGGCCTGCTCGGCCAGGAAATGATCAGCGCATTGACCCACTTGCAGCACGCACGCGGCAAGAACGTCGTGTTCGTGTCGATCCTTGACGAAAAGCTCGATGACTACAACCGCAATGTGTTTGTGCCGCAGATCGAGGGCAAACAGACCGTCGCCGCGCTCATCGGCATCGTCGACGAGGTCGTGACGCTGGCCGAGATCAAGGCCGAGGACGGCAGCACCTACCGCGCCTTCGTCACCCACACCGTCAATCCCTACGGCTTTCCGGCCAAAGACCGCAGCGGTCGCCTCGACCTGCTGGAGCCGCCGCAACTCGGCGCGCTGATCGCCAAGTGCGCAGGCGCCGCCACCCCCGCACGCATCGAATCTCAGGAGTAATCGCAATGACCGCATGGAATGACTTCAACGACGCCGACGCCCAGCAATCCGGCTTTGATCTGATCCCCAAGGGCACCGTTGTCCCGGTGCGCATGACCCTCAAGCCGGGCGGGTATGACGACCCGTCGCAGGGCTGGGGCGGCGGCTACGCCACCGAGTCTTTTGAGACCGGCTCGATCTACCTTGCCGCTGAATTCGTGGTCACCGGTGGCGATCACGCAAAACGCAAAATGTGGTCGAACATTGGCCTGCACTCCAAGAAGGGTCCGATCTGGGGCCAAATGGGGCGCAGCTTCATCCGCGCGGCGCTCAACAGCGCCCGCAACGTCCACCCGCAGGACAACAGCCCGCAGGCTGCTGCGGCGCGCCGCATCCAGGGCTTCCACGAACTGGATGGCCTGGAGTTCCTCGCCCGCGTCGACATCGAGAAGGACGGCAAGGGCCAAGACCGCAACGTGGTGAAGGTAGCGGTCGAGCCCGACCACTCCGACTACGCCAAGTTGATGGGTGTGCCACCCAAGGCTTCGGGCTCCGGATCTTCCGGGGCTCCGGCACAGGCAGCACCGGCGTACCAGACACCCGCTCCGCAACGCGCACCCGTGACGGGCAAACCGTCGTGGGCACAGTGAGGGGGCAGCCATGGATACCGTTTTGCCTTTGCACCGAGGCGGAATTCCGATGTGCTTTTCCAGCGCTCTCCAGTACCGGATGTGGAAAGCATCAGCGCAACGCGTCAACCCCGGCGACAGTAAGTACTGCGCTGACTGCACCCCCGAGTACCAGAGCGAGATGATCCGCCAGCGCCGCTGTGCTCATCCCGGCACGACCTTTCATGAGACGGCCGATGGATTCTTGGATGGTGTTCGGCCGGGCTGTCGCCTGCCTAACCGCAAGAGGGAGGGGGTGTGAAATGCTGGGTTTGCAAACGACAGGCCCGGGGCTACGGCCACACCGACAACCGCCACGGTGTGGGCGATCCCCGGCGCTACCCCATCGACTGGGTGTTCTGTTCGCGTCGCTGCCAGGACGCATTTCACGCGCTGTACGGCAACTGGCAGCGGGCCAAGGAAGGTCGCATCGACAAGATGGAGGTCGCCATGATCGATCCGTCTGATGTCGAACTGGCCGCAATGCGTCATTGCCTCAAGGCCTTCGGCGAGGCAGCGGGCGAGATCGGCTTCACCAAGCCGCTGGGCGATTACTCCGAAGCCGAGGCCCTGCGGGTAATCGACGCCATCGTCACTTGCTGGTCGGACGCAATGGTCGCGCACCACGAGTCCAGCAAGTTTCCGCCCGTTCGGGGCTTGCCGCCCACGCCCGATCCGCTGGCACCCGATGCCGCCAATCCGTTCGCGGATCTGGAGGACGACCTGCCTTGGGAAGAACCGAAGGGGAAGAAGCCATGATGGACTTCAATTCCTCATCGAGTATCGCGGGCCAGGTCACCGCCCTGGTCGACGCCGGGTTGCAGCAGGCCCGCGCCCGCCAGTCTGAGCGCCAGTACCTCGGGGCCTCGCGTCTCGGGGTGGCCTGCGAGCGCGCGCTGCAGTTCGAGTACGCCAAGGCTCCCATCGACCACGGGCGGGACACCCCGGGCCGGATGCTGCGCATCTTCGAGCGTGGCCATGTCATGGAGGACTGCATGGTCGCGTGGCTGCGGGACGCTGGGTTTGATCTGCGCACCCGCAAGGTCGATGGTGATCAGTTTGGATTCTCCGAACTGGACGGCAGTCTGCAGGGCCACGTCGATGGCGTCATCGTCGCGGGCCCTGAGGGCTTCGCCTATCCCGCGCTATGGGAGTGCAAGTGCCTGGGCAACAAGTCCTGGAGCGATCTGGAGAAAAAGGGCTTGGCCGTCTCCAAGCCCATCTACGCCGCGCAAGTGGCGATTTACCAAGCCTATCTCGAACTGCACGAGCACCCCGCGATCTTCACGGCGCTCAACGCCGACACGATGGAGATCTACACCGAACTCGTGCCCTTTGACGCGGCGCTGGCCCAGCGTATGTCGGATCGGGCGGTGAAGGTCATCACGGCGACCGAGGCTGGCGAACTGCTGCCACGCGCCTTCGTTGATCCGACCCACTTCGAATGTCGGATGTGTGCATGGCAAGACCGCTGCTGGAGGACACAAGCATGACCGACAACACCCATTCAGCTACTGGCATTGAACCGATGATCGACGCCAAACAGGCGGCTGCCGCGCTGCGTCTGCCGTATTACTGGTTCGCTGATCACGCGATGCGCAGCAAATACCGAATTCCCCACTACCTGATGGGCGGACTGGTGCGCTATCGCCTGTCAGAGCTTTCTGCGTGGGCGGCACGCAATGCGGCAGCGCAAAGCCGCTTCGCGGGCGATACGGATACCGCTGTCGAGGAGGCCGAATGATCGACTTCAACGACACCGTCGCCCCCACCGAAAGCCAAGCACGCATCGTCAACGATGCCGAGAGGGAGGAACTGCGCGCAGAACTTCTCGCCCGGCTGGAATCGGTGCTGTTCACTCTGTTCCCGGCAGGCAAGAAGCGCCGGGGCAAGTTCCTGATCGGTGATGTGCTGGGTAGCCCTGGCGACAGCCTTGAGGTGGTGCTTGAGGGCGAAAAGGCAGGTCTATGGACGGATCGTGCCGACAACTCCGGCGGCGATGTGTACGCGCTGATCGGCAATCACTTCGGCATCGATGTGACCCGCGACTTTCCGCGCGTGCTCGATGCCGCCGCCGATCTGCTCGGTCGTGCGCGTTCCGCACCGGTGCGCAAAGGCAAAAAGCAAACCGCGCCGGTTGACGAACTCGGCCCCGCCACCGCCAAGTGGGACTATCTCGACGCCACCGGCAAGCTGATCGCAGTCGTCTACCGCTATGACCTGCCCGGTGAAAGGAAGCAGTTCCGCCCTTGGGATGCCAAGCGGCACAAGATGGCACCGCCCGATCCACGGCCGTTGTACAACCAGCCAGGAATGATCAGTGCCGCGCAGGTGGTGCTGGTCGAGGGCGAGAAATGCGCGCAGGCCTTGATCGACGCGGGCATCGTGGCCACCACAGCGATGCACGGCGCGAACGCTCCGGTCGATAAGACCGACTGGTCGCCGCTGTCTGGCAAGGCGGTGCTGATCTGGCCCGACCGTGACAAACCGGGCTGGGACTACGCGGCACAAGCGGCGCAGGCCATCCTGTCGGCGGGTGCCAAGTCCTGCCACGTCCTGTACCCGCCCGAGGAAGCTGCCGAGGGCTGGGACGTGGCGGACGCCATCGCCGAGGGCTTCGATGTCGCCACCTTCCTCACCCACGGCCCACGTTTGCAGATGCACGACGTCGCCGATGACGTTGATCCGGTGGTCAG